AATCCGTTTACGGTAGACCCTGACGACCTTCCTGCTAATGATGAGGAGTTGGCTTTATATATGCAGCTTAACTATAAGCCTGCTATAGAGATAGCTGAAGAGGAGGCTATCAATACAATGCTTGAGGAAAACAAGTATATTGACCTACGTAAGAGGCTTGACTATGACCTAACCGTGTTAGGAATATCTACAGCCAAGCATGAGTTCCTTCCGGGTTCAGGTGTCGAGGTTAAGTATGTAGACCCCGCTAATGTTGTTTACAGCTACACAGAAGACCCTCACTTCAAAGACTGTTTCTATTGGGGTGAAATTAAAACAGTTCCTATAACTGAGTTATTAAAGATTGACCCTAAGCTTACCAAGGAAGACCTAGAAGAAATTTCTAAAAGTGGGCAGAGTTGGTATGACTACTATAACACAGCTCAGTATTATGATAACGATATTTTCTATAGAGATACTGTGACGCTAATGTACTTCAACTACAAGACCACTAAGAAGATGGTCTACAAGAAGAAAGTAAACGAAGAGACAGGTAGCACTAAAGTAATTGAGAAGGACGACCAATTCAATCCCCCACAAGAAATGATGGACGAGGGGAACTTTGAAAAGCTTTCCAAAACAATTGACGTATGGTACGATGGGGTAATGGTCATGGGCACTAACTACATACTAAAGTGGAATCTTGCTGAGAACATGGTTAGACCTAAGTCAACAAGTCAGTACGCATTACCAAACTATGTGGCAGTTGCACCGAGAATGTATAAGGGAGTTATCGAGTCATTGGTTAGGAGAATGATTCCATTCGCTGACTTGATTCAGATTACACACTTAAAACTACAGCAGGTTATATCCAAGGTTGTTCCCGACGGAGTATTTATAGATGCAGATGGATTAAATGAGGTTGACCTTGGGACAGGTAACGCATATAACCCTGAGGATGCATTAAGGCTATACTTCCAAACGGGTAGTGTTGTAGGTAGGTCATACACTCAGGATGGTGAGTATAATAACGCACGAGTTCCTATACAGCAGTTAACGTCAAATTCGGGTGCGTCTAAGACGCAAATGCTTATAGGCAACTATAACCATTACATGAACATGTTACGCTCTGTAACAGGCTTAAATGAGGCGAGAGACGGAAGTATGCCTGACCCTAACTCATTGGTTGGAGTTCAAAAGCTTGCTGCGTTGAATTCAAACACAGCCACACGTCATATACTTAATGGAAGCTTATATATGTTCAGGACCTTGTCTGAGGCTTTAACCTATAGAATTGCTGATGTATTAGAGTATTCTGATTTTAAGGACGACTTTATAAATAAGATTGGCAAGTACAACGTGTCAATACTTAACGACATCAAAGACCTTTATATATATGACTTCGGTATATTTATTGAGGTAGCACCGGACGAGGAAGAGAAGGCACAGCTTGAGCAGAATATTCAAATGGCTCTTTCAAAGGGAGACATTAACTTGGAGGATGCTATAGACATCAGGGAATTGAAGAATATAAAACTAGCGAACCAACTACTAAAAGTTAAGCGTAAGTCTAAGCAAGACCGAGAGGAGAAGATGGCTATGCAGTCACAGCAGATGCAAGCACAGCAACAGATGCAGTCCCAACAGATGGCTGCACAGACTGCTATGCAAAAACTTCAAATGGAGTCACAGGCTCAGATGCAAATTAATCAGGCTGAACTACAGTCTAAGTTGAATCTAAGGGAGCAAGAAGCTCAATTGAAGTTGATGCTTATGGAGAGAGAGTTTGAGATGAACCTTCAGTTGAGGGGGATGGAAGCTTCTCAGTTAGCGGGTCGTGAGCAAAGCAGGGAGGATGCTAAGTCTAAGAGAATAAGTCAGCAGAATACTGAGCAGAGTAAGCTAATAAACCAACGGAAGAATAACCTTCCGCCAATGAACTTTGAGTCTAATGAGGATAGTTTGGATGGGTTTGACCTAGCTGAGTTCTCTCCACGATAGTCTTGAAATCTATAAATAATTTTTATTAATTTTGTAAATCAAATATAATCACATGGAATTTAAAGTAAAAGCCATTGACGGCATCGAGCAGAAGTCTGTTCAAGAAGTAGAAAGCGAACTATTAAAATCGCACGAAGAAAATTTTAATGAAAAGGGTGACACTACGGTTACTGAGGAAGTAGAAAGTGTAGAGTCAAACACTGAGATTCCTGAGTTACAGGAGGAGGACGTTCTTTCATTTATTAAGAATAAGTATGATAAGGAGATTACATCTGTTGAGGATTTGTTTCAGGCTCGTGAAGAGAGTGAACCACTCCCGGAAGATGTGGCTACTTATTTAAAATACAAGAAGGATACAGGTAGAGGCTTTGAAGACTTCTCTAAGTTAAATAGAGACGTTGACAAAATTGACCCTGATAGACTTCTTAAGGATTATCTAACCGCTACTGAGAAGGGTCTTGACGAAGAGGACATAGACGCATTGATGGAGGACTACTCCTTCGATGAGGACTTTGATGACGAGACTACTATCAAGAAGGTTAGGTTACAAAAAAAGAAAGCAATTGCTAAAGCCAAAGACTACTTTGAGTCTGAGAAAGAAAAGTACAGGATTCCTCTTGAGTCAAGTGGGAGTTCTATTTCAGAGGATGACAAAAAAGCGTTAGAGGATTATAAGCAGTATGTTCAACAGGCGACAACCTACGAGGAAGAAGCAAAGCGTAAGTCAGAGTGGTTTATGCAAAAGACAGACGAAGTGTTCGGAGGGGAGTTCAAAGGTTTTGAGTTCTCTATTGATGGAGATAAGAAAGTCGTTTACGCTCCCGGTGATTCGAGTGAACTATTAAGTAGTCAGAAAAATCCATCAACTTTTATTCAAAAGTTTTTAGATGACGATGGACTATTAAAAGATGCAGTTGGATACCATAGGTCATTAGCCATCGCAATGAATCCTGAAAAGTTTGCTAAGTTCTTTTATGAGCAAGGCAAGTCGGTTGCTACCGAGGATGTTATACGTAAGACTAAAAACATAAACATGTCTACACGTAATGCACCTGAGGTGACAAGCAAGGGAGGAGTTCAAGTTAAAGCCGTAAACCCTTCATCGGGCAGAGGCTTGAAAATAAAAAGTAGAAAGTAAAAAATTAAAAAACTAAAAAATTAGAAAAAATGGCAGGACAAGTTAATGCTACTCCGGGGTTTGCACTACAACCAAGTGCAGAACAAGTACCCTTAGCGAGTAATTATATTACGAATTTCGATTTCTTAAATCAGTATCTTCCGGATACATATGAGAAAGAATTTGAAAGATACGGCAATCGTACAATCTCATCATTCTTAAGAATGGTAGGAGCGGAAATGCCGTCAAACTCAGACCTTATTAAATGGGCTGAACAAGGACGACTACATACTAAGTATGTAGATTGTAGTACTACAGCTATTGCAGGTGCTGACATAGCCACTATTTCTGTGTTGGATGCAGGAGTTACAAGCATTGTAGTACGTGTAGGTCAGACGGTTATGATTTCTGACAACGCAGGTACAGGCTCAAATAAAGCTATCGTTACAGCGGTTGATACTGCTGCAGGTACTTTTGATGTGGCTTACTATGAGGCAGGCGGACAAGTTCCTGCTGCGGGTCAAACATTAAGCGTATTCATTTACGGTTCTGAGTTTGCAAAAGGAACTGAAGGAATGCAAGGTTCTTTAGAGTCTGAAGATTCTATCTTTCAGAACAATCCAATTATCATTAAAGATAGATACGCAGTATCAGGGTCTGATATGGCTCAGATTGGATGGGTTGAAGTAACAACAGAGAACGGTGCAAGTGGATACCTTTGGTATTTGAAGTCTGAGCACGAAACAAGATTACGTTTTGACGACCATCTTGAGACTGCAATGATTGAAGCAGTACCTATGGATAATGTTGCCAATGCCGGAACTGCTAACGGTTCTGAAGGTGTATTCTTTGTAGTAGAAAATAGAGGAAACGTATGGGGCGGTGGATTCCCTGAAACTCTTGCTGAGTTTGATACTATTGTTACTCGACTAGACAGACAAGGTTCTATCGAAGAAAACGTAATCTTTGTAGATAGAGATTTTTCTTTCGGTATTGACGATATGTTAGCTGCTCAAAACAACAATGCTGCAGGTGGTACTTCTTATGGATTGTTTGACAACGACAAAGACATGGCTTTAAACTTAGGATTCACAGGATTCCGAAGAGGTTATGACTTCTATAAGTCTGATTGGAAATACTTAAACGATGTAACTATGCGTGGCGATATGTCAGGTGCAGCAGGTTCAGGTAGAGTTAATGGACTCTTAGTACCTGCAGGTTCAACGTCTGTGTATGACCAAATCTTAGGAAAGAATGCTAAACGTCCTTTCTTACACGTTCGTTACAGAGCTTCAGAAACTGAAGATAGACGTTACAAAACGTGGATTACAGGTTCAGCAGGTGGTGCTATGACAAGCTCTCTTGATGCAATGGAAGTACACTTCCTTTCAGAAAGAGCTGTATGTACACTAGGTGCTAACAACTTCTTCTTATTCTCTGAGTAAGATGTATTTTAATAGGAGTGTGTCTTTAGGGGCACACTCTTTTTTTTTAAATCTAATAATATCTAATTATGAAAAAGACAATAACAATAGTAGACAAGGTCTACAAACTAACAAGGAATGCAGCACCTTTATCTTACACGCTGCCAACAAGAAATTCAAGAAGATTTCCTTTAATGTACTTTGATGAAAGTAAAAATGTAAACCGTGCATTACGTTATGCTAGAAACCAAAAGAGTCCCTTCGAGGATGAGCAGGATGGGAATGCTATCCTAGACCCCATTATTTTTATTGATGGAATGCTAAGGGTTGAAAGAACAAACCCTGTACTACAAGAATTTTTACACTACCACCCTTTCAATGGCAGAAAGTTTGTTGAGGTAAACAAGGAGCAGGACGCTACAAAAGATATTGACAACTTAAATGAAGAGGTTGATGCACTAATAGCGGCAAGAGGTCTTGAGATTGATATGCTTGAAAGTATTTCTAGAGTTCTATTTGGAACGGATGTATCAAAGGTTTCAACAGCAGAGTTGAAGAGAGATGTGTTGGTTTTTGCTAGAAAAGAACCTAGAGAGTTTCTTAACGTACTCAACGACCCTATGCTAAAACTTCAGGCTAAGATACATTTATTCTTTGATGAGGGTTTACTTACATTTAGGAAAAATAAAAAAGAGGTTTGGTTTAGTACTAAGTCCAACAAGAAGAGAATGCTTGTCGTACCTTACGGAGAAGACCCGTACTTTATGGTGGCATCATTCTTCACAAGCGATGATGGTATTGAGTCATTGAAAATGCTTGAGAGTATACTAGAGGGATAATATTAAGTATAAGTTTACAAGGAAGGGTGTCTGAAAACAGACACCTTTTTTTTTGTATCTTTGTCTTTTATTAATACTTAAACTTTTTTTATTATGAGTAAATTTTTATCATTCGAAACTACAAATAACGGCACGGTATTATTCCCTATTGGGGACGGGTGCGTTATGAATATTAGTAGCCCTGAGGCTTTAGCTATAACCAATGGTTTAATTGTTATTATGTTTGCGGGCACAAATATGTCTCAATCTCTTATTGACAGCATTAATAGTGCACAGGTAGAAGCATTTCAAACTTCTTGGACACAGGCGGTATCTGTTGTTAGCATACCTTTCGGTACTACTATTGACTCTATTAGTTTTGAAGGTGGAGGTGGAGAAGTAGGTCCTGAAGGTCCTCCTGCCCCATAAATAATAATTAATATCAATGAGACCTCTTCAAATGAAGGGGTCTTTTTTTTTTACTTATCTTTGTGAAAAGATTCACGATGATAAATACAGTTAGAAATACAGTTCTGTCTGTCCTTAATAAAAATAATTACGGATACCTTTCACCATCTGACTTTAACCTGTTTGCAAAGCAGGCACAGTTAGACTTGTTTGAAAGTTATTTCTATGCATACAACTATCAGATAAACAAAGAGAATGCTAGAACGTCAGGTACAGGTTATGCAGACATTACAAAGGGAATAGAGGAGGAGTTAAATCTTTTTTCAGAGACAAAGGGTTTAATCAATCAGGTGGGAGGCAAGTACTTTGCACCATCACCTACGACAACAGGTAGCGACTACTACCTTATAAATAAGGTATTGGTATATAAAGAAGTTTTAACCGAGGGTACTACTACATCTAATGTAGTTGGAGGGAATCAGGTTATTGACACATCAGCTACGTTTACATCAACCGTTAGTGTTGGTGATATTGTGGCGGTAGAGAATGGTGGCGTTCAATACCTTACTGTCACGGTTGTAAACTCAGACACTGAGCTTACGGTTACGGGAACTTCCTTTAATGCAGCACCACAGGACTATGCAATATATAAGAAGGGGACACAGTTGAATGAGGCTGAGAAGGTAACTCATAGTAAGATTACTATGCTTAACAACTCTACATTAATAAGCCCAAGCGTTTTGTTTCCTGCATACACAACAGAGAGTGTATCATTGGATGTATACCCTGACACGTTAGATTCCATTGGTCGGGTAGTGTCTCAGTATATACGATACCCTAAAGACCCTAATTGGACATTTATATCATTAACTAATGGTGAGCCTTCGTTTGATGCGTCTAACGCTGACTACCAAGATTTTGAGTTAGCATTAGATTCAGAGGCTGACTTGGTAATGAAAATACTTCAGTACGCAGGGGTGTCTATTAGGGAGACAGAGATTTATAATTTTGCACAAACGGAAGAAACTCAAAATAATCAAGAAGAAGCATAATGGCATATATATCAGAATATCAGTACTACGAAAATAATGGTCTATCACCTGAGGATGCAAATTGGGGTTCGTATCAATACGTATCCCTGTACGACATAGTTAATAACTTCATGTTGATGTACACAGGCAACCATAGTTTAGTGAACAACGAGGAGAGGTTTAAGGTTTTGTTTCACGCCAAGCGTGCGATACAGGAATTAAACTACGATGCGTTCAAGGAAATAAAAGTCTTAGAACTTAATGTAAACGAATCCCTTAGGTACGTACTGCCTCCTGATTATGTCAATTGGGTTAGGGTATCTATGTACAAGGATGGTGTGCTTTACCCACTGACAGAAAACTTTCAGACTCAAACGGCTAATGCTTACCTTCAGGATAACACGGGTAACATACTCTTTGATGTTGACGGTAATATACTCAGACCTGAGTTCTCTAACATAGACTACGATAGAATTACAGGAACAAAGCAAAGCGTTTACCTAGACCAAAATAATTCTCAGTTCAATGGGATGCCGGGGTACAATGTGGACGGGTGTTGGTACTTTGACTTTGCTATAGGTGCAAGGTTTGGTCTGAACACTGAGACAGCAAACGCTAATCCTACGTTCACTATTGATAAAAATTCAGGAGTAATAAACTTTAGCTCAAGCATTAAAGATAATTTAGTTATACTTGAGTATGTGTCTGACGGTATGGAGAACGGTGACGACTCTAAGGTTTCTGTAAATAAACTATTTGAAGATTATGTTTATGCTGCTATTGAGTACACTATACTAAACTCAAAGCTTAATGTACAAGAGTATGTCGTAAACAGGGCTAGAAAAAGAAGGGGTGCTTTGCTAAGGAATGCTAAGATAAGGATCAGTAACATACATCCGGGTAGACTTTTAC